CTTGCGTATGCCTCAACATCTACTGAAGACGAATCAGGATTAGCGTCAGCAACTACTCTAACAATATCGTTGTTCTCTAAATTAACTGGTTTGTCTAAAGTTAATGTATTGTTTGGTGGAACTTCTAAACTTTTACCTATATGATAAAAAGTAGAACCACCATCTGTTGTAACTTTTACATTTACGGTAGCACTAGCAGTTGTACTTTTATTTGAAATATATAATGCGTGAATTACAGCAGTTGAACTTGCACCAGCGGCAAATAAATTACCAGCAGATGTATCTACTACTGGAACCGTTATTCCTGCATTTTTAAATGTACTTGCCATAATTAACTACCGAATACTATTGAAAACGCTAATGAATCTCCTAACATTGCTACATCTCCACTTGCGTCTGGAAAAGTTATTGTTCTATCTCCTGTAGGTTCTGCAACCGTTATTGTTGTTTCGTATGCGTTCTCCTGATAACCTTCAAAAACTAAATTTGCACCGTTTAATATAATATCAGTAGGAGATACATTACCAGAATTTGTAACTGATTCTAAAGTTACAGCACCTGCACCACCTATTTCTTTTACAACATTACCAGATGTTTTAGTATATAACTTACCATCGGTAACATTCATTGCCAATTCGTGTACTGCTAAAGCAGAAGCACCTGGAATTTGATTTGGAGTTTCTGATCTTTTAATCTTAATTACCGTTGACACTAGAATGTTCCTCCATCAACGGTTACAATTTCTACCTCACCTGAAGTTACAGCAAAATTGTCCGAAGTGAAAGAAGCAACACCTTTGTTTGAAGTTGTAGCGTCTTCACCTTCAATTTTAATTGTGTCAGCACTTGCAATAGTATTAATTCCTTCTCCAGCAAGAAACTGCAAAGTACCTTCTAAAGAAACTTGACCTTGTGTTGAAGTTTCATCTTTGAAAAATATTGTAGGATTTGCTAATTTACTAGTTGCAATTGAACCACCTAACATATCGTTTGTAATACCTGAAGCCTTGACTCTTAATGCGTCTGAACTTACTTCAATAGAAGAATCATCAACTTCAACATCTAATTGATTACCGTCTTTTGACATAGCGGCACCAGCAGTAATTTGACCTGCACCAGAAAATTGAGATACATCTAAATTAGTTGTTCCAAATGTTGGTTGACCTGTATGAGTAAATGTATAACCATTGTTAGCATTTAAAACACCTTCTTCAACAAATACGAAAGCACCACCTGATAATTCAGCAGGTTGATCTTCTGGAGTTGCTCTTGTTAATACCCAATTAGAAGAAGCGCCACCTACATTTGTTACTACATAGATACCGTTTTGTGTACGAGTTGTTTGATCTTTAACTAAAATTCTGTCATTTAAATTAGCAGCAGTTGAGTCAATTGTTAATGTTGCCTGTGTGCCTGAATTAGTTAATGTTGCACCAACACCAAGAGAACCATTTGAATAAGTTGCTGTTAAGTTACCTGTTGTTGCAAGTTTACAAGATGGTTTAGTATCTAAACCTTGTGCAACTTGGTCAACATACATTTTGTTTGCAAGTGAATTATCTGTAAATCCTGCTCTGTCTTCATAACCTGATGGTACAACTATTGTACCTGTACCGTGAGGTGTTAATGTAATATCTTTGTTAGCGGCTGTAGTAGAAATTGTTTGACCATTAATTGTAATATCATCTACAACTAAAGAAGTTAATCCATCTATATCTGTTGTAGCAGCTGCACCTAAAACTATTGTTTGTCCCCCTATTAATACTTGAGGATTTGCTAAATTAGCATTTGTAATTCCAGCAGTACCAGATAAGTTAGCATTTGTTAAAGAGTTTGCCTGTATTTCTACATTGTTATCGGTAACATCTGTATCTAAACCTGGACCCCCAGCAAAAGTTAATGTTTCTGAAGTGTTGTAAGTATCTGTACCTGTGTCACCTGCTAAAGTAATAAACTGATTAACGGTATCAAAATCTAAATTTCCTGAACCGTCAGTTTTTAAGAACTGACCAGCAGTACCGTCACCATCAGGTAAGACAAAAGTTTTTGATTGTGTAATTGAGTTAGGAGATTTAAGTCCTATAAATTTAGTACCGTTATTAGTACCTTCATTAAATCTAATTTCACCACCTTCTGTTAGTGAGTTACCTATGTTTAATGTATCTATTGCTAAATTTGAATCTGCTATTATTGCTGAACTACCTGTTAAAGTACCAGCCACGTGGTCTAGCATATCAGTAAAATATTGACCTCCGATTACTGATACATTATTTGCGTCACCATTACTATCAACGCCACCTTCACCTATAAAAATTCTATCTCCAAGATTACCTTGGGTACCTGTTCCGTATGTGTATGCTAATTCACCAAGTTTAAGTGTTGCTGGTGCTGAAGTTGCTGGACTTCTTTTTATCTGTATTACCGTTGCCATATATTACTCTCTAAAATGTTCCGCCGTTAAATGTTAAAGTTCCAGTAGTAGTAACTATTTCGTTTCTACTAACGAACTTACCATCACTAGCTCTGTATTGTAATAATGCACCATCATTTAGATTTGTTACATCAACATCACCTAATAATTTTAATGAGAGAGAACTATTTTGTAGTGAAGTACCTGATGGCAGGGTTACTGAAACTTTTTTTGGTCCGCTTCCAGTAGAAGCATTAATTTTTGCTGTAATACTTGCCATAAACCTCTCTCTTTTGTTATATTTATAATACTTTTATTATGTAGTTACATTGGGTCTGACCGTGATTAACCCCTCAATTACTCTAGTTACCGTACCAGTAGAAGTCTGTGTAATTTCAACATCATACACATATCTTTCTGCGTCTAAAGCCGCTGTCTGAGCAGCAGTCAATGACAGAGCAACTATTCCCGAAGTAGCGTCCGAACCAATAACGGAAGTCAAATTTGTTCTTGTTCTTGTTGACGCATATCCTTTTGCCATCTTTGCTTCTGTTGTGTATCCTGTTAAGTCAAATGGATTGCCGTTTGCGTCTTTTACGGTTACATCTGAACTGAAATTAGCACCTTGATCTATTATTAAATTAGCTATTGCTGCCATTGTCTTGTATGTCTTTTATTGGTTGAACTTTCTCTTTTTCCATCATTTCTATAATTTTCTTATTATAGTATTCTGTCAAAACTTGTATTTTTTCCAACTCAACATTGTGTCTTACTTTTGACGCCTCAATCTCTTGTCTAGCAACGATTTTGTTTCGTAATTCTATGCTAAAAGTTGTTTCGTCATATGTCTTACCATCTATTGTTAAAGCCATTATATACTCCTTTGTTATAATATATAGGTATATTTATACGACATAAATAACTATATGAAGCCTTTGATACATTTAAATTATACTATTAATAAGGACATTTTGTTATTAGAATCAGATAGGGCAAGGAAATCTGCAAAACCTTGGCACCACAAAAACGAGGTAACAGCAGGTCCTAGTTGGTTAGTGTCGTATCATACAAGTGATTATATTGAAAATATTATGAAAGATTTGAATATAAAAGGTAGTCCTAGATTCTTCTTTCAACAACCTCATTTTCACTTAAAACCACATAGAGATTATGGAACTCAATGTGCTGTAAATATAATATTAAATGGAACAACACCTATTAATATTGAAGGCAAAGAATATGTTTACTCTCAAGCATTAGTTAATGTTCAAAGAGAACACTCTATAAAGACAGATAATGAAGAAAGAATAATGTTAAAATTTTCAATTAAAGATAAATCATTTGAAGAAGTTTTGAAAGATATAAATTATGTTGTGTCATCTTAATTATAAAATAGATAAAGAATATTGGAAAAATATCTTTTTTGAAAATATAGAAAAAGGTAGATGGCATTGGGGTGTAAAAAGAAGAAAAGAATTACATTGGTATCAACTTTTTGTATCTGATAATTCTCCTCTTAAACCTTTGTTTAAAGATATAGAAGATCAATTAGGTATATCAGGTATGAATACCTATCCTAGATTTTCATATCACTTTCCAAATATAAAAGTAGGACATCATTTAGATGAAGATAAAGGCGTTAAAATACAATTTAATTTATTAG